TTCTGAGAAACGCTGGTGCCGACGTCTTGCAGGGACCACAGCAGGGTCTCGGTGGCGGACTTTGCGGAGGTGGCTTTCTTCTTGCTCGTGGTGCCGCCGGTAGAAGGCGCAATGCTGCTGATGACCGCGTTGCTGGCCGTGTTCGGGAGCTTATCCGACCACATACCGCCGTTGGAGGTGCGCCGTGCATGGCCGCCGTCCTTCTGCCGCTGCTGGGTCTTGTTGTCCGCGTAGTTCTGTCGGGTCTGATGATAGGCAGCGTTGTAGGCGTCCACAGGGCTTTCCAGGCGGCCAAGTGCGGCGATCGCATTTCCGACGCCGTTGGCTACGGCCATGATCACATTCAGCTTGTCGAGGATATAGTCTGCCACCGAGGAAAACCAGTCCTTGATGGAACTCCACGCGCTGTTCCAGCCCTCCCGGAAGTCCTCGTTTGCGGCATAGGCCGTTGCCAGACCGCCCGCAAGGGCAGCCAGAGCCGTCACCACGATGGCGACGGGATTGGCTGCCATGACCGCGTTCAGAGCCGCCTGCGCAATAGTCATGCCCTCAGTGGCATTGCGCACTGCGCTGATGACGCCGGAGATGGCCATGGCCGTGCGGTAGGCGATAAATCCGCTGGTGCCTGCAGCGATGACCGCCGTGACAACGGTCACGGTAGTGTTGAGCTGCTGCAGCTTTTCATCATCGCTCAGGATGGAAGTGACCCACTCGTTGGCCTTTTCCACCACGGTGCCGTAAGCGCTGGAAAGCCCGGTGGAAAGCTCACCGGCCAGCTGCTTGGCATTGTCCTGCAGGGTGGTGATGCAGCCGGAGAGGGTCTCGCTCTGGGTCTCCATGCTGCCGTAGTAGCGCCCGCCCTCTTCGGCTGCAGCCTGCAGCGCCTGCGTCAGCACGTCATAGGTGACGGTCATGTTCTGGACTTCCTGCACCGACTTGCCGGTGTAGTCGGCCAGCACCTGATAGATGTTGATGCCCGCAAACGCAAACTGCTTGATGTCCACCGCGCTGGCCTTGCCGACATTGGCCACCTGCTGCAGGTTCTGCGCCATGCGGCTCAGTTCGGCGTCGCCGCCGCCGGTGGCCTTGATGGCATCGCCCAGGGCGAGGATGGTTTTCTGACTGTACTCGGCGTTCTCACCTGCACTCAGCAGGTACTGGTTGGCTTCCACCAGCGCGTCCGTGCTGAACGGGGTGCGGGCGGCGTCCTGCTTGATGCTGTCCAGCATGGCGCTGGCCTTTTCCGCATCGCCCAGCATGTTGGTCAGGGCGGTGCGGTAGGTCTCGATCTGGGCGTTGTACTGCACGCCGGACCGGATGAAGCTGCTGGCAAGGTCCTTGACCTTTGCGGCGGCGGTCTGGATGGCAGAGGTCAGCATGACGGCCTTTGCGATCGCGCCGGACAGGGATTCCTGTACCTGCTGGACCCCACTGGCGTTTTTCTTCAGGACGCCGGACGCATCCAGCGCACCGGAAACGGTCTTGTCCACCCCGGAGGCGGCAAGGGCTTTCTTCATGGATCCAGCGAGGTTCTCGCCGACCGTCTGGCCCGCGCTGTCGCCTGCACTGGCGGCTTCGCCGTTCAGGACGCTGGAAATGCTGCCGGTGATGCCCTGCGCCGAGGGCACGATCTGGACATACGCCTTGCCCAGTTCGATTCCGTCCGCCATGGTGTTAACCTCCTTTCAGCGCCGCAAGGGCGGCGTCAAATTCTTCTGCGCTGGCGTAGCACTGCACGTTGCTGGTGTCCGCCTCGCCGCACAGGTCGGCCAGCACGGAGGGCGGCTTGGACGTGTCGTTATGCAGCCACCAGAGCACCTGGGTCAGGCGGTCGGCGGCATAGGCCAGCAGTTCCGTCTCAAAGTCCACCGTGCGGCCTGCCGCCTTGCGCAGGCTGCGGCTTGTTTCCGGCAGGCCTGCGGCCAGGGTGGCGGCCAGACGCAGCGGCAGGGCGCGCCAGTCCAGTACATGGTAATACTGGGCAAAATCGCAGATCAGGGCGTCCTCGTCCGATGCGATCAGTTCGGCGAGGATGCAGAGTTTTTTCCGGCAGGGCAGCTGGTAATCAGCTCGTTCACGGCATTGCTCAGGTCATCGACAGGAACAATGCCGTTCTCGTCGCGCAGATGGTCGTACAGGCGCTTCTTGTTCTCTGCGGTCAGCAGACAGTTGCACGAGTAGAACAAACCGGAAAGCTGGTCCTTGTTTGCGAGTTCCTCCAGCTGCTCAGAATCCTTCACAAAAGTGGGGTTGACTTCGATTTCAAACCCGTCCTTCATCTTCACAGTGATCATGTGTTTTCCTCCTTATGCGCCCTTGGCGGTGATGTACTCGTAGTGGGTGTTGCCGGAAGTGTCCGGCACGGCGGTCAGGGTGGTGTTGTAGCCCACGGCACCGTTGGAATAGGTGATGTCGCCCACCGAGGTGACGGCGGCGTCCGGGATGACGATGCGCTTGTTCACATCGTCCTTCATGATCATCTCCACCACCCAGCAGCAGTCCTTCTGTTCTTTGGAGTTGGCCTTGACCGTGATGCCGGTGGTCAGGTCGCCGGTGACGTTGTCGTCACCGTACACGGCCTTCAGCACGTCAGGGTTCAGGGATTCCAGCAGGGTGAAAGCGAAGGTGTCCGGCTTCTCGGTCTGCTGGGTCAGCACGGTGTCGCCGCCCCAGGCAGTGGTGTTTTCGCTGGAGGGCGAGTTGGAGTTGGTCAGACCGTCGCTGGAGATATAGCCCAGGCTCTTGAATGCCTTGTCCAGCGCGGTCTTGGCGTCGGTGGGCAGGGTGGTGCCCAGCGGGGCACGCCAGACGGCACCGCCCACCTTGGGCTTTGCAGCGGTCACGTTCTTTGCATCTGCCATAAAAAAGGCTCCTTTCAATCAGTAATGCACCACGCCGAAAACGGCCTGATAGCGGGGCCGCTTGCGGGTGGTGTCGGGGAAATTGTAGTCGGAATAAAGGTCGCAGCGCACAAGCTGCGGCAGGTTGTCGGCGTCCTGCATGGCGGCCTTGACAAGCTCGTTGAGCTTGGCCGCATCCAGGGTGCCGTCGTGGCTGGTGGCGGCGGGCCCGTAGGACTGCACCGCGATGGTGGCGCTATAGATGCCGTCCTCATAGCCGGAGCCGGTCTTTTCCACCACCACAAAGCGGGCGGGGGCCGGTGTTGGCACGCTCAGCCGCACCGGCACGTCCAGCCGCTCGGCCAGAAAGCTGCGGATGGTTTCTTCGATCATCTTTTCCTCCTGTAGCGGATGGCACGGCAGTCTTTCAGGCGCTTGTGGTGATGCACGCCCTCAATGCCATGTGCAGTCGAGGTTGCTTTGAGCAGGGTGTTGTGGGCAGAGTTGTCATCAACGGCCTGCGGGGTGGCGGTCTCCACCACGGCCACGGCGCGGGTGGCGGCCACATAGGCCTCGTACCCGTCGCCGCATCGGTCTTTCACGGTGTCGGCCCGCGCTTTCAGCACGGCCTGCATCTCCGGGGAGCGCATGAGGGCACGCACCCCAGCACGGTCCAGTTCAAAGCGCACTTTACTCATCCCTTACCACCTGCACTTTCTTGTTCCAGCACAGCGGGATCATGCGTTCGATGCCCTGTACAACGCCCCCGCAGGTGCGGAAGTGCTGGCCGAAAAACGCCACCTGCACGTCGTTCCAGTCGTGGGCGTCGCCCTTGGGGATGGCCAGCGTGTAGGCCAGCCGCCGGCCGGTCAGCTGCAGTTCGGTGGTGATCTCCTCGGCGGAGGGTTCGCCCACCAGCACGTTGTGCACGGTGACCGGCGTTTCGGTGTAGACCGGGGCGTCGGCCTCGTCTGTGCCGGACTGGGTCTTTTCGTACAGGGTGACGTCGATGCCTTTCAACATAAGTCCTCCAGCGGGCTGCGGGCCCCCACGCGGCTGCCCACGCCCAGCAGTTTCTTTTCCAGTTTGGAAAGATACAGCTCCCCGGAAGAGCCGCCGCTCATGGTCCAGCTCTGGGAGAAGCCCAGCGCGGTGGCGGTGCCCTGGGTGGCCCCCATGGGGAAGCTGACGCCGCCCGTGCTGTCGTCCTCGCCCAACTGGCGGCGCACCATCCGGCAGGAAACGAGCTGTTTGGCGTCCGCTCCGGCGTCCGGGTTGTAGGCGTCAATGATAATGGCCGCCTCGCTCAGCAGGGCAACGCAGCGGGTCTGTTCCTCTTTGGAGAGAGCACGGAAGCCGGCCTCCACATCCTGCACTTCAGCGTAAAGCATGGGAAGCACCTCACTTTGCTCTGGTCTTGCGGGCCGCCTTGGGCTTTTCTGCCGCAGGGGCAGCGGGAGGGTCCCGCGCCACCTGCTTATGGCCTGCAGCGGCGTATTCTGCCGCGCGCTCCTCCGCAACGTACATGACCGTACCGGTCAGCTGATTGATAAACTCCACCATCAGCCCGCCGCCTTAGTCAGCTTGTTGAACACGGTGGTGTCGCAGCGGAAGCCCACCTCGATCTCGGCACGCACGGCAAACATGTTCTGCTGGAACAGGTTGATGGGGGTGCCGCCGTCATCCAGGGTAGCCTGGTCTGCAATGGCGATCTGTACGCCCTCCACGGTGCCATACACCGCCTGGGTCCAGTCACCGGCAAAGCCGACCACATCCGGAGTGCCGGAAACATATGCGCCCTTGCTCTGCACGGTCTTGGAGCCCAGGATCATGGGCACGGCACCCTCGGCCACGCTGTTGATAAACAGCGGACGCTTGTTGCCGTCCACAGCATTCAGCAGCAGGGCCTTGCCCTTGGGGGACAGCACCCAGCCGTTCAGGATGCCGTTGTGGTCGGCAATGTCGGCGTCAGCGGCCACCAGACCGGCGTAGGCGTCGGTGCCGATCTCCTGCGCGGTGCAGGCTTTCAGGGTGTCGAAGTTGGAGCCGGGGGCCGTCACGCCGCCGAACACGGTGGCGTCGAACTTCTGAGCCAGCGCCAGCGGCAGACGCTTCACCAGCTCATCGTACAGGGCCGGCACATCGCGGCGGAACTGGTTGGAAAAGGGCACGATGACGGCCAGCGTGTAGGGCTGCATGACTTTGGTGGCCAGGGTGCCGCGCTTGACCGGCTTCTTTTCGGTCTCACCGACCCAGGCGGCCTCGGGGTCGCCGGTGATGATGGGGATGGTCGTGCCCAGGCCCGGCAGCTTGATGGAGCGGGCCAGAGCCATGACGGCAGAGCTCTCCTGGGTCTTCTGCAGGATCTCGCTGGACACCTCACCGGGCAGGGTGATGGTGGTCGTGCGGTTGATATCGGTTGCTGCCATTGTAAATAATCTCTCCTTTA